TCAACGAGTGCTGCATGCCAAAATTCAGGAAGAGCGCAAAACGTTCGGCATGGTGCGCGCTCTGATTCCCAAAGCGCGGCGCGTGGGCGTCAGCACGTACATAGGTGGCCGTTATTTTCATCGCACAGCTACGGAGCCGGGCCGCCGCGCTCAGATTGTGGCGCACAGGTCCGATAGTGCCGCGAATCTGCATCGCGAAATCAAAGAATTTTATGCGGGGCTGCCTCCGTGTGCGCGACCGCATTTGGGGGCTTCGAATGCTTATGAGCTAATTTTTGACAAGCTCAAGTCGCTGTACAAAGTGGCGTCCGCGGAAGGCGGCGACATCGGCCGATCGGATGATTTTCATTTGCTGCATTTGTCGGAAGCGGCATTTTTCGACAATACTGAAGACCTGTCATCGGGGCTCTTGCAAACCGTACAGGATATCTCCGGTACGGAAATTGCTTTGGAAAGTACAGGTAACGGACAATCCGGCATGTTTTATAGCATGTGTCAGGAAGCGCATGTTAATCAAAACAAAGGACCGTGGCGTGTGCATTTTTTGCACTGGGGAGTGATGCCAGAATACCGCACGGAAGTTCCTTTGGGATGGAAAGCGCCTAAAGATTTTGAAGACTACGCCAATTTTCACGGGCTTGATCGCGAGCAGTTATACTGGTTTTGGCTTAAGAACTACACTATTACAGCAATGAATGGCGGTCAGCCTGAAACGATTCATCGCCTGACGCGGCAAGAATACCCGGCCACGTATGACGAATGTTTCATGGCCGATAGCACGCTTGATTTCTTCGCGGCTTCACTCGTCAACGCCGCGATGCTTCGTAAGGCTGCCCCTTCAGCCGGCGCGCTGAAGCTGCTTTGCGTCGACCCGGCCGGCGACGGACAGGACAAGCCTTTTGTGTGTGATCGGCAAGGTTCCGCGATCGGCGCGCGAGTGTGGGGCGAGTTGGCGAATCGTGATTACAACGTGCAAGCGGACTGGCTTCGGCAGACGTTTGAGCGCTTCAACATGGACGCCATCGTGATCGATGTTACGGGTACGGGCAAAGGACTGGTTGACGCTGTACGTCTCCGCATGCGCAACTACGGACCGGAAAAAGTCGTTCCTGTTAATTTCGCGTGGGGTGCGCTGAATGAAGTGCTGTACGGCAACCGGCGTGCGGAGCTGCATGATAAGCTTCAACGTTGGTTGCAAGGCGATGTGTCGATACCCAATGATAAGCTGCTATCGCAAGAAGCCGCGGCGTATAAGTGGGGGCAAGGCGGCTGCCGGCGGGATGAGAAAATGCGTCTTTTCATGACGCCTAAAGCGAAAATACGCCCGGAGCTAAAGCCGCCTCGCTCGCCTGATCGGCTGGACGCGTGCGCGGTGTCCATGGCAGTGGAGGGGTGACTGATGGACGACGGCAAAATTGTCAGACTTGTTTCAGATAGCGCACGTACAGAGGACGGCATTTCGACATGGCTGCGTGCAATGGCCGACCAAGTCGACAGCGGCGAACTTGGTGACGTACAGGGCGCCGTTCTTGTTTTCACCGTCTCTCACGGTGACAATTTTTCTTGTAAATTACGTCGTACAAAAATGTCTTTTTTAGAAACCCTGGGGGCGCTGCGTACGATTATGCACGATATGCTGCACAGTTGACGCAGCACCGCCATACAGTGTACGTACTGATTCTGTAACTGTACAGATAGGAGCACGTATGGAAAGTCCGCCCGACAGTTTCGTGCCGCCGGTCCCGGAAGCCGCGAAGCCGAAGCCGAAGCCGAAGCCAAAGCCGAAGCCGAAGCCGAAGCCGAAGCCGAAGCCGAAGCCGAAGCCGAAGCCGAAGCCTGGAAAAAGATTCGGTTTTGTGAGTCGTCCGTGTCGCATTGACATGCGGCTGACGGAGCAGGAGCGCGCGAAGTTGGTGCGTCGCGCGAAAACGGCAGGTTGTACGCTTACGGAAGTAGTGGCGGAACTGATCGGAAAGCTGCCGTGAAAAACAAGAGGGGCGTCCGCCCTGCTACCGTATCGGACGCCCCTCAAGGCTGGGCCCAAGCCCAGTACTACCCCCTCGCGGGAGCCTTCAGTACAAGAAAGTCAGTCCTGCCTTGACTTGCTGTCCAAGGCCAGCGCATGCAGACGAGCCGACCGGGCCGATGCACACTGACTTGTCGGGGAAGATCGTTTCAACCCAAGCGTCAACAGCGATGTTGTTCGACCACTGTTCCATCAGGCCAACACCAATCGACGGCGCGATGCGCCATTCCTTGCCGCTCGCGAGGCCGGGGAAGTTCGGCGAGATATCCTGCTCGTGCATCCCGGCCATGAAGTAGGCTTGTGCTGGCGAAGTCGTCACGCCAGTGGGGGCAATCGGAAAAGGCGCGACCGGCCCAAAGTTCGGGAGGTTCGGCAGCAAGTTGAGAATGCCGGCCAGCGGCGTCCCGACTTTGAATCGCTGTTCGAAGGAAGCCGGCCCCGACAGGCTTAAACCTTGCTGGGTGCCGTTGAAGTTCGTCCAACCGAACATCGCTTCAGCCGCGAGGAATACCGAGCTGCCTTTACTGCCCCAGGCATAGCCTACAGAGCCTCCCACGTCGGCTGAAGTGGTTGATAGGCTGGCAGAGCCTGCGCCAGGCACGGAGCCGTTGACGGCGCCCCCGCCGCCCTCCGTGTAGGCGCCAAAATAAAAGCCGGAACTTTGGTAGGGATAGCCTGTCAAAAGCGGATTTGCGGCCTTCACGGGCATGTCGGCGGCGAATGCGGCCGTGCTACATAGCAATGCCAATACGGATGTGAGGTACTTCATTGTTGCGTCTCCTATCGCGATTGCGAACTGGCGAACCGTACACTACAATGGTGTTGTACGGAGGCAACACTCCATAAAAATTTAAGGCGGCCCGACTGCATAGATATGCTCTATCCGCATTGACGCCCCATTAATGTCCGCTGCAAAAAGTATGATGAAATTTGCGCTTTCTAATAGAGGTTGATTGGGGTGGATAACGACCCCATGTAGGTATTGATTCGATTGGCCAGAGAGGAAGCTTGTGTCGCAGACAAACCACCGCCGACCCACTGTGCTGCGATAAGGTCGGACGAAAAATTGCTGGGGGTTCCACCGCTCCCAAAGCGGCAAGCATGCGATAGGACCGATAACGCCGGGAGCGCGGTAGACGCCGATGTGTTACTTCCAATTGCAGTCGTGTTACCGTTCTTATATGCCGCTAATGAAGTCGATCCGGTGCGCGAAATAACCCACGCACCCGCGGCTGCTGTTTGCCCCGATACATTTATGTTAGTTGTGGTGTTGACGGCCGCCTGAAAACCAAGTAGATTATTATCAGGCGCAATGAATGAGTAGTCTATTCCGGTCGAATTTGCCACGCCAACAGAACATTGCGAAGTATTTCCACCCGATCTTGTGGATATATTATATGTCAATAATGCGCTGCTATTTTGCGTGAAATGACCGCCCGCAGTGCTTGGAACGAAATTCGTATTCAGGTAACCGCTCGATCCGTCGCTGGCCCATCCTTGATAAGCCGTGAATGTCGCTGTGCCAGATACGGTAGCGGCGTAATTTGTACTACTCACTAAATTCGACTGCGATATTGCCTGCGTTACAGTGGCATAGATATAAAATACGTCGGTAAGCGACCATGTTCCATCAGATACCATGCCGCAGATCATGGTATCGTAGGACTTTTGGAGGGCGAGGGGGATTGAATTGTTTGGCGATTCTATTTGTCCAAACCGACTGATCCACGCTATCGACTGTGAACAACTCGGCACCAAGCCGGGGTAAATCAATATTGGTGCGACGTTCGCTCCGAACGCTTGAAGCCACCATAGCGATGCCGTGATCGCCAGCGCAATAATTGCGCGTACGTTACTGCTGAACATAGGTCAACACTCCTTGCACATTTACCGCTGTCCCGGCTGTTACGATACAAATGCCGCTGGCTGCAGCGCCTTTGAATACCGTCGAGCTAGCATTGCCGGCAGTAATTGGCGCCACGGGCGCGGCACTCGTTAAGTCGCCATTGCCGTAGGTGCCGGTAAGCGCGTTCGTACCTGTACAGTTGGTGCTCGTTCCGTATTCGAACAACGCGGTCGCGGCTGAAGTTGCGGACGGCGCGATTGTCATCGAGAATCCGCAAACGTAAGGAACAGTAGAGCCGCTAACTGGTATTAGCTGTTGCGTCGTGGCTGTCGTCAGCGTAATTGGAGTGGATGATTTTGCCGCGTAACTGCATGGATCGTTGTTCTGGATTGACAGGACTTGCGTACTAGGTGCCCCGAATGTGCCAACTGACAAACCGCCAAGCTGCGTGCCGGTATTGTCGACAAGACTTGTCGCAAGTGACGTTATGCTGTTGGCGTTGTAGCTTGATATTTCGACGCCGGCACTTGTGACGTTGGTATGTACGGGGCATATCTTCGTAGTGAAGCATGTAAAGGCAAACATCACAGAGCCGGTGCCCTGCGTAAAATTATAATCGGCGCGTGAGAGAAGGGCACCGCCAAGCGCCAGTGTCGCGACTGCGACCACGGTGTTGGCGATCGTACGTCCGACCGACATGAGTGCTTCTTTTTTGATCATGGCAGACCGCCCTTTCTTTATATGGCGCCTAGGTATTGGCTGTTGCAAGCTTGGGAGAAATCGAAGGAGTTGGAACAGCCGCCCCCGATGCTATCTACATTATTTGGCGTTTGACTTTGCTGATTAAATGGATCTTGGTTGTTCGGTGTTTGCGCACCGAATGGCGCTACTGGCTGTCTGCTTGGGAGCTGACTTTGCTGTGCGGAGACTAGTACGCTGCCGAGAAGCAGCGTTACGAGCCCCGCGATCAGCAGTGCTTTTCGCATGACTTCTTATATCCTGATTCGCCAGCCGGCGCCCGTAAACTGCCCCTGCGTGCCATCTCGCGCGTCGACGTTCGACGTGTATTTTCCGTTCAGGTCTTTGTTGCGCGGGTCCATGCCGGCGTACAGGCTCTGCAGCTTGCGGCGCCCTTCTTTGCGGATGTACTCGCCAACGGCTTTTGGCCGTGCGAACAAAAGCGGTCGAAGTGCTTTGCCCTCCTTGCTTGTGCCCGCCACAAGATCGTCAAACAGGCCGGTCAGCTTTGCGTCCGAAACCTGCTTAAACCCTTTGTTGTGGGCGTCCGCGATTTCTTGCGGAATGCTGTTGATGATTCGGAACTCCCACTCCGGGTATAGGTGGCGGTCGGGGATGTACAGCTTCAGCGGCCGGTCAAGTACGAGCTGCTTGATGATGCTATCGATGTTTTGGGGCTCGCTGAACGGCGACAACGCCGCCATCGCGTCGATGGGACCGGGCGCGTCCGGCATGCTGGGCGGCGGGTTTGGCGTCAGGTTCGGCGGGAGCCCGGCGCCGGGAAATGGATTCGGAATTTCGGACATGGCCTACTTTTTTCCTTTGTTGGCGCGCTGGTGCGCGGCGTAGTGGCTTTCCAATGCCTTCGCGATATAGGCTTCTCGCCGCTCTTTGGGCGAGTTAGGCGGCACGAATTTGTCGGCCGAACGCTTAATTTCGGCTTGGATTTCTTTCGGCGCATCCGTGATCTTTGTCCACGGTCCCGTACGTCGCGGGGTGCGGCCGGCGCCGTCCGCGGGACCGGGACCGTCTGTACGGCGCGGCTTCTTTGGCGGCTTGGTTCCGGTCTCCTCGCCCTCTTCGCCTTCCTCGCCCTCTTCGCCTTCCTCGTCCTCTTCGCCTTCCTCGCCCTCTTCGTTTTTCTTTGGCGCGGCGGGGGTCTTAAATTCTTCGTCGACCGCTTTGACGATTGCTGCGGCGAAAGCTTCCGCGCTGGCGAATTTCTTCGGATCCATGGTCTTGCCGAACTCAAGAGCCTTCGCGGATTTCTTTGGGTCGGTCCCGAACCACTCTTGCTTGTCGAGATGGGCGCGTATCTCAACATCGCCGTATGCGGGTGCTTTGGGCGCTGCTTGTACGGCCAGCTTTGCGATGTCGTCCGCGATCTTCGCGGCGGCGTCCGTGTTGCCTTCGGTCACGGCCGCGTTGAGCTGCACTTGCAGACCAGCGCGAGCCTGGTCACGCATCAAAGTGGTAAGGTCATTCATGACGCTGCCTTGATGTTGTGAAAATCGAACTCGGCAGGGGCTTTTGTGGGGCTCGCGTCTTCCGCGTAGTCCCACTCAAGCGTTGCCGGGTCGGGCATGTGCCGAGCGGCTATGATGCCAATGACATCGTTGAAGCTGCTCACGTAGCGCCACCCGCTTGTCGATACCAATTTGCCACCCTGGATCATGGTTCCGGCGAACGGGCGGAAAAGCACCCAATCGCCAAGCGCCACGTCCTGTCGGGCTAAACCGTCGCTGTCTTTGTACGTGAAGGCCAGCGGTCCCGCTGCGCATACCATGCCGGCCATGACGTTGTGCTGCATCATGTCGCGCGTGACATCCGCGGTCAAAATGCTGCCGATCTTCGATGGCGGCATGGGCAGCCGTACGATAATCATGTCCCGCGTCGGCCGTACGTGCTCGTGCGGAATCTGGAATGAATGCACCCCTACGCTCACTTTGAACCCCCTTTGAGAATTTCGCGGACTTCATCCGCGGACTTGGTTAAAAGCGTTTCGAGCTCATGAAAGGCCGCTGCCCGGCCCTGCGATTCCAGAGCTACCGGCGTTCCCGCCAGGAACATCCCCACCACTGGGGCCTTGCGGCGGTGCAGGTAGCGCACCAGGGCCTGCGTTTCCGGGCTGTTGAGCCAATCCGTCCAGGCTTGTTCCCGCATTGCTGGCTTCCTGCATCATTTGCTGTACGGCTTGCTCAAGCTGCGCCATTGCGAGCAACGCCTGTTGGTTGTTTATCATGCCGCCGCTGGCTTCGACCATGTTGAGCAGCGCTTGTGTGAGCTGTACGGCGACGGCACCCGTCACCTTGATATTTTCCGTACGCTGCTTCATAAGTGCAACAGCGCCGTCAAGCTTCTCTTTCGGAGTGGCTTGCGGCTGTGGCGGCTGTCCGATCAGCTTTGCCGGGTCGGGAAGGCGTAGCGTCTTGCACAGACGCATGACCACTTCCTGTACGTTGAACGTACCCGGCACTTTCGCGCCCATCTCCAGCATCTGCATATAGATGCCCGCGAGCGCGGAGCGGTGCATTTCGGTGGCGAGCTGCGGATCGGCCGTTACGGCGACGCTATCAGCATTCGCGGATTGCGCGCCTTCGGGCAGCATTTTATAGGCCGCGGCCATCCGCACGAACATGCGGAACTCTTGCGTCATCGACGCGACCATGCGGCGGTGCACGGCAGACTGGACTTGCGTACCGCTGTCAATGACGCCGCGCGCCATCGTTGCCGTCATTGACGCGGGGGCGTTCTCCAGCAGGTTCAACGTACCGGCCAGGCGGTCCCCAAGCGTCATGATTTTTTCGAGCACTTGTACGGAGCCGGCGGAAACCGACTTCATCGGAAACATGCTCAGGGACTTGTCGAGCGGCATGCCGTCAGTCGGTATCGTGACAATTCGGTTGCCTTTGATTTCGATTTTGTCCGGGACGCCGAATTGGCTGCCGCCGAACACGCCACCGTTCTCGCTTTCGCTTTTCGCAGTGTCCACAATGGACGCGAGCAGCCGGTCAGCGGAATTTTCAACCCGCGCCAAAAGCTTGCCAAAGCCCATCGGCAGGAAGCCGCCTTTCGGGTCCGGGAGGAATCTGTACGGATAAAAACGGCGTATCGGGTTGAAGAAAAGCTCTTCGTCGGTATTGATAACCGTGCTTTTCGACCACAGCGGCGTCAGTCTCACGACTTCCGCAAAATCGTCTTCGGAGATCAAGACGGTCCAGGGCTCGTCAATTCCGTCCCCGTCCAGGTCAAGCCAACAATCCGTTTCTTTGAACCGTTTCGGCGCTTGCGGGTCGACTTCGTCAAATTGCGGCTCGTAGTCGACCCAGTGGCCGCGCTCAATTGATCGTTCGATTTCGTACGGATAGCGTTCGAAGCAGTCGGTAATCCGCGGTGCACGTTCGACCGACCGTACATTGGCGTTGATGATAACTTGTTCGCACGTACGGAAGTACGAATGGAAAACCCGGTCCTCGGCGTCGAAGGATCGTTTGCGCCACGCCAGCCCAGTTACGGACATGTGCACCACGAGCGGGTCGGTATCCAACGTCCAATTCGGGTCTTCCGTACGGATTTGACTTGACACCCACGCCGCGAGTGCTTCGCCGCCGGGTTCGCTCGCTTTCGCCAAATCCGGCTCGCCAAGCAGCGCGTCCGTGGCGCGGGCTGAAAATTGAATTACGGCCGAAAGCGTCATCTCCGTTGAAGGTGGGTCGGTTTCGTTCGAACCCTCTTGCTCGCGATCTTGCGGTTTCGCGGGGTTGCCCTCTGCCGTTACGGTGTCGAGATAACCGCGGGCTTCGGAAAGCCAATCGTTCATGGACTGCTCGTCCACGCCGATCAGTTCAAGCAGTTCGGTTGCAAGCTGCCGCCGTTCCTCCGTCGACATCTCTTCGGCGAGGTTGCCGAAGGATTCCGGGTTGCCGATATCAAATTCTAAGGAAGGCAGGTGCATGGGCGTGTCATACGCTCGTTTGCTGATTCGCGTCAATAATAGCCCTTAGGGACTGTGCATCTTGTTGACGAACGGCTAAATTACGACGGACGAGTGATTCGCTCAAACACGCCGGCCGGGCGTTGGCAAGGCCAATAGGAGGTTAGCTTGCAAGTCATCGACCGATCGCTCCAGCCTAGTCAATACTGGCCGGGACTTTACGCCCTCTTTGGCATGGATTACGAGCGTCTCATGCCGATCTACACGCAATTCTTTGATTCCAAGCCGAGCGAAAAGGCGTTCGAAGAGTTCATGACGGAGCGCGCCGGCTTGGGCCTCGCCGTACAGCAACCGGAATTGGAGCCTGTCCAGTTCGACGTGCCCAACGAAGGCTACCGTACGCAGGTCACGCACGCGTCATATGGCCTTGCGGTCGCGATCTCGCGGGAGGCCAAGGACGACAACCTGTACGAAGACGTCGGCGGCCGGATGATGAAGGAATTGGCGTTCAGCGCCCGGCAGACCGAAGAGTACATCGCCCACGCTCCGCTTCAGGTTTGCGTCGACGCCGTGAATGGCGTACGGGCGGACGGCGTGCCACTCGGTTCCGCGAGCCACCCCACCGCATCGGGCGTTCAATCCAACTTGCTGATTGCGGCAAACGTTTCGGAACTGGCGTTCGAGAATGCCGTGATCGCGATTTCGTACACACGCAACGGCCGCGGCTTCGTCATCAACATGTTGCCCAAGCGTGTCATCCTGTCGCCGGAAAGCGGCCCGGAAACGCGGCGCATCCTTGGTTCGCCGCTGCAGTGGAATGCGCAGACCAACAATATCAACGTGCTCCGCAGCACGAATGCGCTGCCTGAAGTTGTCGAGACGCCGTACCTTGTCGACAAGGACAATTATTTCATCCAGACTTCGGAGCAGGACAAGGACAACGGTCAGGGATTCACATTTTGGGAGCGCTCCCAGCTTGAGACCCGCGAAGATTCCAATTGGTCGAATCAGGCATCGCTTATCGGGCTTTGGTTCCGCTGTGCAGCCTCGATCATCGATTGGCGCACCGTGTACGTGAGCCCCGGCGCCGACAACGCTTAGTTTGTAGCGTACGCTTCTTTGGGCGTTTCCTCCCTAGCCTTGGCCCCCGGCTCGCAATAGCTGGGGGCCTTTTTCTAAGGGACGGCAGCATGGGCGTGCCTGTACATACCGCCAAACCGAAGCTGGCGCCCTATGAGACGTGGGGGGCGTGTGCGCGCTGCAATGCGCGATGTAAATATTCTACTTTACGTCGGGAGCGCCTTACTGGACTGCTCGTGTGTACAAAAGCATCGGGGCGCGCCGTACGGCCGTGCTGGGACCCCTGGCCGCAAGTGTACGACTTCCAGCTGTCGCCGGACAAGTCAATCGAACCGCCGCCGGAACCGCTGCCGTTGCGCTACAATCTTGATGACATATGGGGTAACGGTCCTTCCAGCGCGGGCGGCCCGTCAAGCACGAACACGACCGTGTTTGCTGATGCTCCCGCCGCGGCTCCGGATGATGCGACGCGGCTTGCCGCGCTTCTCCGGGCGCCTCCGTACTACGCGGCCCTCGGCAAGACGGCCTCGTTTATCGGACTGCAGTCGCTGGCGCAACCGGTCGCCGATGAAGTGACGAACCTGAATACGTTCGTCCCAGCGGATTACGACGGCACGTTCATTCCATCCAGCTCCGTGCGTACCGTAACGCCGCCAATTGCCAGTGCCGAGCTGGCCGCCGTGTCAACGACGGACCCAAACGTGACGGATGCTCTATGGTCGCCGCCGTGGGCGACGCGCAAAGGGGTGTAGACATGCCAGTCGCGTACTTGCATTGGCGCGCAATCCTGCTGTTTCACTTTCTCGCGTGGCACGCTGCGCAAGGACATGACCGATGACTGTCAACGCGGCATACGTCATTACACAATCAATGCGCCTCTTTGGCATCATTGATGCCCAGGAAGAACCCACGGCCGCGGACCTGGCGAACAACGTTCCGGTACTCAACGATTTACTACGCAATGAGCAGGCGGACGGCGCGTGCCAATACCTGATCAATCGCGTTACGGCCCAATTGCCGGCCGGTGTTTCAGGAACGATCTACACGTTTTCAATAGGTACCGCGAACAGCAATTATCTTGTACAGCAGGACGCGGTTGCCGTACGTTCCATCTATCTGAACGATATCAATCTGACCGTAAACCGCGAAACGCGCATGGCGCCGATTGCCGATGTCGTACGGACGACGTATCCGGGCATCATAACCAAGTGGCACCAGGAACGGCAGACGGATGGTTCGATACTCGTCACCGCGTGGCAGCCGCCGCGAGCCGTTGCGCCCGCACTGATCGAATATGGCGGTCGCGTACCCGCCCTTACGAATGCCGCGGGCACCGATACCGTTGCGCTTCCGCCGGAAGGTATCCACGACGCGTCGCTGCTCTTAGGGCGCCGGATTATGGGTTCGTACGGCCGCGCGTTGAGCTCGACCGACCCGATTATTTTGGACGCGGAGCGCGTGAACAAGCGGTGGCGGGACTGGAGTCGTGGCCAACAGTGGTTGCGCCTCACTCGCTCTTAGTAGCGCGGTCATAGCATGCCCACAATCGACATCCTCGGATCGTTCCAAGATGTCAACGGCCTTGATCAGGGTGCCGGCAAACTCGTCAATGTGCGCGTCGTACCGCGCGATCCGATGGAAGGCAAGCAGTCACGCGTGCGCTTCATCGGCGCTCCGGGACTCGACACCGTATGCCAGCCGACGACCGCGGCCTGCATCGCTATCGGCCACGCCCTTGAAACAATCTGGACCGGGCACGCAGACGGTTCGATATACCATGGCGTTGAAACGGGATCGCCGACGCTTGCCGGCTTCGTTGCTGTCAATGCGACGCAGCCCATCATCCGGTTTGCAGAGGACCGTACCGCTCTCTGCATCGCATCAAACAGCAACACCAACGGGCCGACGCTCGCCGGGACAGGCTACACGGCAACGCCGAGTGCAGGCGTCGTCAACGCCGGCCTCGACGCGTCAATCGATTTCGATCCTTCGGCCGTCGCTGAACTGGACAACTTCACGGTTTGGGCTGGGGCGTCCAATTTCTATTCCAGTCAGGACTCGAAAATGTTCAGCTCGAATCCGCTGGACCCTTCAAGCGTGCCGGGGACAAATTTTGCGACGAAAGAAGCGCGAGCCGACAAGATCGTGGACTTGGCAGTATCCGGTCGCATTCTGTGGCCGCTCGGTTCTCGCTCGCTGGAACAGTGGTACGATCCGGGTGGCGCCACGGACTTTGCGTTTTTGGCCTACCCGAACTCACTGATTTCGGTTGGGCTCGCCGCGCGTCTTTCGCTTGCGGTGCTTCGCGACAATATCGCTTTTGTCGCGACTGATCGCCGCGTGTGGCTCTGTAACGGCCAGGCGGGGCAGCCGATATCGCCGGCATGGATTGATCTGCTGTTGCAAAGTCTGACACTGACGCAGCTTTCAACTCTTACAGCATACGCGTACGGACAGGGGGGCTCTGATTTCTATGTCCTCACGCTGCCCGGTCAATGGTCGCTTGAGTTGGCATCAAGTACCGGCGTTTGGTCCTATCGGCAATCTCCGGGCCGTTCGGATCACGCCGCAAGGTGTGCGACGGAGCACGATGGCGGCATTACTTATGTCGGCCTCGATACGGGCCATGTGTGTACAGTCGATCTCGACAACGCCGCGGAACCAGCCGGCACGCTCACGCGCATGATTCTGAGTCCGTGGGTGGGTTCTCAGGAAATGCGGCAGACGTTCAATTCGATCGACGTAACATCGTCCATGGGGCCAGCAGCCGGCACTTTCCAACTTGATTGGTCCGAAGACCGCGGCGAGACTTGGCGCGGCGTACGTCAAATCACGCTGCCACAACCCGGCACGCAACGTGCTATTGGACGCGCATTCGGGACCGGCCGGCGTCGTCAGTTTCGGCTGCAGTATAGTGGCACGCAGGCGCCATTTACGATTGACGAGTTATTTGCGAAGACGAGCCCAGGAACGTAGGGGCCTCCGGTGTTTCAGTCGATCGGGATCGATGACTTGAGTAGGCCGCGGATTTCAGTTGCAGCTTTTCCATCCATTCCGCAGCAGCCGCAATGATATCCGTCAGCGATTCTGATGGCAGCTTCGAGCGCTGCATTCCAACCGCGAGCGTAAGAGCGCGCTTGCGTAAGTTCATTTTCAGTCAGGATGTTTGCGCCTTGCGTCATAGGCGG